TTACAAGCTGGGATCGGGATCGCGGGGATCGCCCTGCTGGTGGCGGTAGTGAATCTCGATCCACAGCACCCCGTCGACGGTCTTGTCGACGTAGGACTGCATGCCCAGCTCGTTGTTCTTGAAGTTGGTGTCGATGGCGAGGCCGCCCCAGGTGCAGTTCTGCATCACCACCCGCTCGACGACGAAAAGCAGCCGCTCGGCCAAATGCCCCGGCTTGTCGTCGTCGCGGTTGACGGTGACGCGCATCTCGATGCCGACCGTCAGGAAGCGCTCGATGAACGGGTAGCTGTAGGCGTAGCGCTCGGCACCGGGGACGATGCCCAGCGAATAGCGCTTGCGGTGGTCCGCGTCCCCGAGTGCGCCCAGCTCGACGAGCGAGAACTGGAACGGATAGCCGTCGTCGTCAGGCGGGCTGGATGGCGTGACCGCCGTGAAGGTTGCAAGCATCTCTTGCAGAATCTGGTGACGCAGGCTGTCGCTCATCTTAACTCTCCTCAGTTCACCAGTATGTCTTTGACCATGGCGTCCATCGCCTTGTCGACGAAGTACGGGATGCCGACGTCGAGCGTCTGGCGCATGCCCAGCCGCGGCGGAATCCTTACGCTGGACTTCAGCACGTAGAGCGGCACGGTCTGGCTCATCCGCCGCTGGAAGATGATCAGGTTGCCCGCCTTGGACCTGGCGACGAAGGTGTTCTCCCAGTCGCGGGCGCTCTTCTTCAGCGGGATGCCGTTGGCGTCGAGGGCAGCGGGCAGCGGCACGGTCAGGTACTTGGCCGTCTTCGGGCGGATCGTCGCGCCGAACTCGTGGACGATGCCGGGGAAGGCGGCGCTGATGTAGCCGGTCAGGTCGCCGAATGTCGTGCCCCTGATGTCGACGCTCTTCTCGATCGAGGCGACGAGCGCGCCTGACCGCTTCGACAGCGTCTGCGCCCCGGTGCCGCCTGGCCAGGGGTTGCCGTGCCGGGTCGCGAGCGCCTTGGCGACGGCGTCGAGGTAGACGCGCATCTCTGCGCTCAGCACCTTGGCGGCCCCGTCCCAGTCCTTCGACAGCGCGTCGGTGAAGGCGCGCAGCCCCTTCGAGGCGTCGTTGAACCGCTGGTTCCTGAACTCGAAATTCAGCTCGAAGGCCATGGCCAGCCTTAGACCGGCAGCAGCGAGGATGGGGCGTAGCGCAGATGCGTGTTGACCACCGCTGCGTACTGCGCGTCGAGCGACCTGACGTCGAGCTTGACGCCCGCCTCGGACAGCGTCGGGCTGTCGGCAAGCCCGTAAAGCGTCTTCAGCTTGGCGGCCTCCTGCAGCCAGGCGGGCACCTGGGTCAGATCGTAGGAGAGCGGGTTTGCGGCGTCGACCTCGAACCCGGCCTCGTAGGCGGCCTGGATGTAGTCCTCCCGGAAGCGCGTCGTCCAGTCGTGGACGACCCCCTTCTCGCGATCGGCGCGGACGCAAAGCACCGTCGCCGAAGCGGACCCTAGCGCGGCGACCGACGACGCCATCACCACCAGCGGATCGGCGGCGAGGAAGCCGCGGCTCAGCCGGAACTCGGTCCTGACGTGCGGCCCCTGCCGGAAACCGGGCTCGTAGGCCCAGAAGATGTCGGTGACCCCAGCCCGGTCGAAGCTGGTGTCGAGCAGGGCCGCCAGCTGCGGTTCGGCCGCGTGCAGTGCACCCTCGATCGCGGCATTGATGTCGGTCATGTCGTCGAAGCCGAGCAGCTCGCGAATGCCTTGAACGGACGTGAGGAACATGGCGACCCTACCCCCTTAGACGGTTACGGCGCCGTCGGTCGAGGCATCCTTGGCCTCTTCCTTGGCTTCTGCGGCCTTGCGCCGGATGGTGACGCCGCCCTGCTTGGCGGCTTCGGGCTTGCCACCCTTGACGCCCATCGCCTGGTCGATTTCGTCGGCGGTGATGGCGTAGCCGAGCAGCTTCTCCAGCGCGTCCACCTGCGGCTTGCCGGCGTCGGTGAATTTGTCTTCGACGTCGACGTCGAGCTGGTCGGCGGCCTCGCGGATCGCCGCGTAGAGGATTGCCGTGTCGCTTGGCCTGCCGCCTTCCGCAGCAGCGGTCTTGTCGGCGACCGGTTCGGCCTCGGGTGCAAGCGCCGCGGCATCGAGGGCCTCGAACAGGCCGTTGATCTGGAAACGGCCATCCTTGTGGAGCACGCGCGCCTCGGCCAGCTCGACGGGCACCTCGACGCCCCGTTCCCAGATGCGGCCGTACTTGTTCAGTCGGGCGGGCTTCAGAAGTTCAACGGTCAGCATGGTAATCAACACTCCTTGTTGTGAATAGAAACGGGGGCCAGCCTACAACAGACCGACCTCCGTTTGCAATTAATTGCACTTCGGAATTAGTCCGAGGCAATGTTTTCGTAAGCGACCACCGCCTGCGTTTCCTCGATCTGGAAGTCGAGGCGGCAGGTCAGCACGATGATGTAGACGCGGCCCGTGATGTCCTTGTCGAACTCCATCGAGACCTGGCGCTGGATGCCGAAGATCAGGTTGAGCGGATCGGTGTAGAGACCCTGGGATTCCGGCATCAGCGCCACGCCACGGATCGGCGAACCGTAGGCAAAGGTCGGGCTGGTGCCCTGGGTCATCTGGTCACCCAGCGCCGTGGCGCGGTCGGACTGCGTGTCGCGGTATTCCGTCTCGTTGTTGACCGAGACGTAGTGGTTCAGCGCCGCCTTGTTGCGCTGGTACTGCGACGGCATCGTCTTCAGGCCCTTCTTGAAGAGGTCCTTGGAGATCGTCTGGCCACCGGCGTCGGCGACGTTGCCGTCATGGTTGGCACGCTTCAGCCAGCCGTCGAGCTGGGACAGGTAGGCTTGGTCGTCGGCGTCACCAGGGTTGGTGTAGCTCTTGTCGGCGAGCAGGCCCAACTCTTCCATGTCGAGCGCGGCGCGTTCACCGATCATGTCGATGATCGTCTGGCGCAGGCCACCGGGGCCGGTGTTCGACGCTTCGTTGTTGGCGGCCGTGGCGCGCTCGATGTTGTCCTCCATCACGTCGTACGGGATGCGGACTTCAGCGATCTGCTCCTTGGTGTTCAGCTGGATTTGTTCGGTCGTCGCCTTGGCACGCTGGTTCTGCGTCAGAGCCTGGCCCGAGGTCGCCTTGCGCAGGATGCGCGAACCGAAGCCGATCTTGTTGATGTTGCGTTGCGAGGCGGTCATTTCGACCACGCGGCACTCGCGGATCAGCGTCGGCTGCTTGATGAGCTTGCGGATGAAGCTGGCGCCCTGCTCGGGGTTCAGTTCACCGCCGTTAGACTGGAGGTCCGCAATCGCGATATCGGCCTTGCGGAGGAGGCTGCTGTTCGTGGTCATCGTCTGTATTCCTTTTTCCGTTCAAAAAGCGGTCTTTGTCTCCGCGTTTAGGCGCGGCGGGCGTAGCCCGTGTCGAGAAGCGGGGGAGCGCCAGCGTCGGCCTTCTGGATCGGCGTGACGTTGTCGCCACCGGCTTCGTTGAACACGGTGCCATTGAGAGCGGCGTCGGTCTTCTGGACGCGGGCGTCCACCTGATCGACACGCTCCGAGATGGCTCCCACCTCGCTGCGAACCTCGGTGACCGAGCTGGAGAGGCCGTCGAGCGACTTCTTCATCTCGGCGAGCAGCCGAAGGACGGGGTCCTCGCCCTTGCTCACGTCACTCAGCTCCTTTTCCTGTCCGGCAGCCGTGGCGGCTCCCGCACCGGAAACTTCTTTGGGCACGGCCTTGGCCTTGCCCTTCTTGCCGATGTCGGCGTCACCGCCCTTTTGCACCTCGTCAGCGGCAGCCGGGCCGTCGGCGACCGGGGCGGCGAACTCGGCCGGCTCGACCGCTTCCTGACCCGCGTCGGGGATGGCATTGTCGGCGGCTGTGACGACGTCGTCGATGGCGGCATCGGTCACGGGCGCTTCATCGCTTGCGGCCGGTACGTCATCTTCCTTCTTGGCCTTCAGCTTGCCGTTTTCGTCTTCCTCGGCGTCGTCCGTGCCGCCGTCCTTGGCGTCCTCGGCCTCGGCGGCAGGCGTCTTCTTGCCCTTGGCCTTGTCGAAGGCGACGTCGGCCTTGAAGGCGGTCACCGGAACGGCGCCGAGCAGGCCAACCATGAAGGTCTTGAAGTCGTCGATGGCGGCGGCGACCAGGTCGGCGGCCTCGGCAGGCGTTGCCGCCCGGTAGAGGATGTTGCCGACGACGGTGCCGAGCGCGTCCTTGGCCACGCACATCGACGGGTAGACGCCCTCGGTCGACATGATCGTGTTGAACTCGGTCGAGCTGTAGGCGTAGCTGTCGAAGCTTTTCTTCACGCCGCTGATCACCAGCGCCACGTCGTCGGACACCTTCATGACGGCGGCGTCCTCGGCCTTGGCATAGTCCGCCTTGGCGACCGTGACGATGCCGTCCTTCTCGGACTTGACGAACTGTTGCGGGTCGAGGCCTGCTTCCTTGAATATGGCGGCGACCTGGTTGATGTCCGCGCGCTTCTGCACGAGGGCAGCGACGATGGCGGGGGTGGCTTCCGTCTTGGCGAACAGACGGCGGCCGATCTTGTGGAGGTCGAGCATGGATTCTGTGTCCTCTTTGGTAATGCGGAACGGGATGCGGTTCGCGCCTCGCTTCACCAGCGAGACGAACCCCGCGTCGACGTCGACCAGTTCGTTGGCCTTAACCTGCAGCTTTGGCACAAAGGACTCCTTCGACATACGAGAAGCGGTGGGCATGGCCATCCGTCATTTCGGTGACCGTCCCGCGCAGTATCTTGTGCACATGTCCGTCAGGACCCGGCAGCGTCCGGCCTCCCAGGAATTTCCCGTCCTGGTCGTAGCGGACGGTGAAGCCGTGCTGGTGGCCAAGGACCTCGTCGGTCTCGCCCTCGATCGTTTCGGGCATGTCGATCTCGAGAACGGTCTCGACCCGCAAGCCTTCGCCATCGAAGGAGAACCCGTTGAGTTCTCCCGACTTGACCAGCGCCCAGACGTCGTCGGGGCATTTGACGCCGATCACCCAGGAGCCTGGGATGAACAGCGGGTCGTCCTCACGGGCGATGAAGCTCTCGACGACATAGGAGCCGCTTTCCTGCTGGGTGTGGTGCAGGTCGATCTTGCTGACCAACCCCTTGCGCATGAACTCGAAGGCCATCTTCCTGATGGACTCCGCACTCATGAAGTCGCCCTGGCTGTCAGGGAACCCCGGCGCGTACACCTCACCGTAGACGAGCTGCTCTTCGTCGTCGGTCTTCTTGATCGGGACGGAGGGGGTGCTCATCGCAGCGACCGGCACAAAGGGTGCGGCAATGGCAAAGCCACCCGTACCGTCCGTATCTGCCGCCGACCTGAACACCTGTCCCGCGCCCCAATCGCATTTCGCACATGTTGCGACTTGGAAAATACGCGCATGCGCCGCGCACTCAATCGCGATTTGCAATTAATTGCACAAACGGATCACGGCGTGGGCCGCCTATTGTACCTGGATGTCTCCGGGCGACCAGACAAAGCGGTTGCCGCGGTCGGCCTTCATGACGATGTCGTCGTCGGCCTTCTCGGCCCTCGTCACGACCTCGGCATGGATCACCGGAGGCGTTACGCTCACGTCGACACCGGTCACCTTGAGCCGGGTTCCGTCCTTGAGGATCACCTCGGACTCGTGCCCGGTCAGCACCTTTTCGATCGCCTCGGGAACGACGGCCTTGACGCCTGCCGGGACCTTCACCTCGATGACCGCGCCGCCCTTGCCGAACTCCGAGGCGGCCTGGATGTCGCCCGACAGCGACATGAAGCCCTTGTCGGTGATCGTCTTGCCGACGAGCGACGGCAGGTCATCGGTGCCGAGCACCCGCTTGACGTCGTAGAAGCCGCGGTAGAGCGTCGTGTCCTTCGGCAGCTTCGGGGCGTTCTTCATCACCTGGCGCATCCTGTCGATCTGTTCTTTGCGATAGCTCGCATACTCTTCATCCGTTTCGTCCGGGATGCCATACCTCAGATCGCGGTTGAGCTGGTTGAAGGCGTTGCCGACATAGTCGTCGACCATCGCCACGTTGTCGGCGGTCAGGTCCGTGTGCTTGATCGTCGCGGCCAGCTCCTTCCAGCGGGCGTAAACCTCCATCGGGTCGGCCTGAACCGGCGCGGCCGCAACGTCTTCGGCCGGAAGCGGCTGGGCGGATGGCGAGGAGATCGTCTCGGTGACGGTGCCGGTGACCACCAGGATGCCGCGGCAGCCCGGATGGTAGGGCGGCGCGCCGAAACCGTGCGCCTGCATCTCGCCGGGCGTCAGCGCCCGCAGCGTCTCCATGCCGGACCTCGACTGGCTTGGCCAGGGGGCGATCGACTTCAGCTCCTTGGGGTCCTGCGTCGACAGCGCCTGCACCAGGCGGCTGTATTCGTGCCCGACGTCGAAGGTCTTGCCATGCATGAACTGGCAGACCGGGCAGATGCGTTCGTCGAGCACCTCGCTCACCTGATAGGTGGTGATCTCGCGGTCGACGGCCTCGGACAGGAAGCCGAGCGACACGAGGCGGCTCGTCGTCAGGTTGGCGCCGATGTCGATCGCCATCTTGCCGGTGCCCATGACGGCGGCGTTGAGCCTGTCGGCGAGGCTCAGCTCGTCCTTGGCGATCGGCTGCAGCTCCTGCTCGCGGATCACCGCGTGCAATTGATTGCGCACCAGGGCGGAGCCGCCCATCTCGACGGAACCGGTGAGCTGGTCAAGGGCCTGCTGCAGGGCGTAGGGCACCTCCTGCTTGCCGGTTGCAAACGAGGTCTGCCTGACGTTGCCGGTGACGTTCGACGCCCCGAACAGCAGCGAGGTCACCGAAAGCTCTTCCAGCCTGCGGCGCTGCGCCTCGACGACGCCGTTCATGGTCAGCCGCGCGGCGATGTCGTGGGCCTCGTCGTACTTGCCCGCCTCGATGAGCGGCTGGACCCTGGCGACCACCTTTTCGGCGGCCTTCGACCACACCGCCGACATCGTCGTCGCCTTCGAGCGCTCCAGGCTCAGGAATGCCTGCTCCTTGGCCATTCCGGTCGCTCAGTGGGCGTGCGTGTGGGCGCGCTGCATCACCGAAAGCGTGCAGCCCATCAGCTCGCCGAGACCTTCGTGGTCGTGGGCGGGGTCAATGAACTGCAGGCTGGCGGTGGCCTTCTGGAACTCCGCCCGGCCGGCGTCGTCGAGCGTCGAGACCAGCTGGACGTTCTTGCTCAGCTCGGCGAAGTTCCGCTCGCGAAGGGCGATCAGCGTGTCCTGCGCCAGAGCGAGGATGCCGGGGTGCTCGGCCTTGACGGCCATCGAGCTGCCGTCGTTGACCTTGCCCGGCTTGATCTTTGGGGTCGGCACGACCTTGGGGGCGGCCTTGTCGCTGACCGTCACCCCGGACTTGCCGTCATTCACTGTAATGATGTCGCCGTTCTCGTCGACCGTATAGGTGGCGGGATTGGCGGCGGACTGGGCCTCGTCGACCGCCTGCTGGGAGAACTTGATCTTCGTGCCGCAGGCTTCGTTGATCTCGTTGATCACGTCGTCCAGTTCGATCGCCTGGGTGCCCATGGCCAGCTCGATGCCCTGCAGCTTCATGTTGACGTCTTCGATCGTCAGCGGCTTCGAGACGAGCTTGTAGTCGCCGTAGCCCATGGCCGACAGCAGCGTCATGGTGATGACCTCGTCGAACTCGTCGCGCTCGGGCTTGAACACCTGTGCCTCGGTGACCGTGTAGGAGACGTAGGCGCTGGCGAAGCTGTAATCCTGGGCGGCGCCGACGAAGATCGGGGCCAGGCGGAAGGATCGCCGCACGCGAAGCTCGCACCTCTCGTCATACTGCTCGAACATCGAATCGTTCTGGCGCTCGCCACCGAAGCGCTCGACGGTCACCTTGGCCTGCGTCGGCCGGTCCATCGAGCCGCCCGAGGGTTCGACCTCCAGCACCTGCACGCGGTTCTTGCCCTCGGCGGGGCCCATGAACTTGCCTTCAAGCGCCTTGCGGGTCTCGCTCTGCAGCGTGCCGCCCTGCAGGATGACGAGGGCGGGGGGGACGCCGCCGTTGTCGAAGAAGTCGAGGTTGAACTCCTCGGCCTTGCGGCTGCCCAGCACCGACGGCAGCTGGTTGATCCAGCGCGGCACGCCATAGGGCGTCCTGGCGTCGGGGAGCGCGGTGAAATGGATGATCTCGGTCGCCCGCTGGGACGCAGGCAGGCGCTGGCCCTGGATTGCCCATGCGGCCGAGCCCTTGTCGAGGTCGCGCTCGACCCCGAAGTCCTTGAAGTAGACGAGGCTGACGCCGTTGACGAGCTGGCAGTAGCGGCGCTGGCGTTCCATCACCGTGACCTTCTGGTCGGCGCCGTTGCGGCGCAGCGTCTTGACCACCGGGATCGCCGTGTCGAGCTTCAGGAGCCGCATCATCTTGGCGTCGACGTGGCGGAAGAACGTCACCTCGCCCTGCGGGTTGCGCAGCACTTCGAGGTAGGCATTGCCGGTGCGCTCAAGATCGCGGCGCAGGTTCTTGCGGATGGTGACGAAGCTTTCGCCCGGCCACGGCTCGCCGAAGAACTCGCGCAGCGCCTCGATGTTCGAATCGTCGTCCTTGTCCTCGGCCGCATCGTCCTTGCTGGAAAAGTCGTAGCCGGTGCCGTCGATGTTGGTGACCATCGCCTCGACGCAGGGCGACAGCGCGTTGTTCTCCTGGGCAAGGCGGTCGAGGTGGCGCAATCTGTAGGGCGGCTCCAGGATGCCCTGGTCGCGGGTCGCCCCGACGTAGAGGTCCTGGTACTCGTCTTCGGGCGACAAGGCGTTGGCCTGGATCGCCCCGTCGGGGGCTTCCGGGCTGGCGGGCCGCACGAATTTCTGGAACTTGTCGACCTTCGTCAGCGAGGTCAGCCGGTACACCTGGCCAGACGGCTTGTCCGTGCCCTTCACGTCGTCGGTCATCAAAAATCTCCTGCACCAGCCCCGGCTCAGGCGTAGGACTTGTGCAGTTAATTGCACAGCCCGCCTACGCGGCGAGTTTCAGCTTCTTCAGTTCGGCGAGGGTCGGGCCAGATTCCGCGTCCGCAGGGAATTGCAGCACCGGCTTCCAGCCCACCTCATGGAACGGGAGATTGCTCATGATCTCCCGCGCCCGTCCAGCCCACAGGTGCACGTCTTGTTCCGGCACATAGGCGATCAGGGCATCGTGGATCATGCCGACCACCTCGATCCCGCCGGCCGGATAGGCGTCGTCGATCAGCGCGATCGCCCAGATCATCATGTCCGACAGGCAGCTCTGGATGGGACTGTTGATGCTTTGCCTCTCGGCCTTCGACTTGATCGCCCGGTCCCATGCCCTGATCATCGGCAGATGGCGGACGCGGCCGAGAGGCGAGCGGACCATCTCGGTCATCCGCACGACGTCGCGCTGCCGCTCGTGGTAGTTCAAGAGCCCGGCATACAGCTCGAAAAAGTCGTTTCTGATCTTCTCGGCCTCGGCGTGGCTAAGCTTCAGCCCGTAGTTCGCCCAGGCATAGGCCTGGAAGCCGTCGACGCCCATGCCGTAGAGCAGCCCGAAGTTACCGGCCTTCGCCTGCTGGCGCAGGTCTTCGAACATCTTGGCGAGCTTGGCGTTGTCGTTGTCCTTCCACGCCATGAACTCGGCGTAGGGCACGCCGCCGAGCTGGGCGCCGGTCACCGCGTGCAGGTCGAGCCCCTGCTCGTAGGCGGTAATCATCGCCTTCTCGTTCGCCACGCAGGCAACGACCCTGAGTTCGCCCTGGCTGTAGTCGAGCGAGAGCACCACCTTGCCCGGAGGTGCGGGGAAGCACTGCCTGATCTTCTTCGCCCAGAAGGTCTTCTTCGGGATGATCTGGAACGGCGGCTCCTTGGCCGACAGCCGTCCGGTGACGGTGCCGGATTCATCGTCCTCGTCGTCGTACAGCCCGCCGTGGAACAGCATGTAGGACGGGTGGAAGCGGCCGTCGGGGCGCAGGTGCTTCAGGAAGCCGTCGATGAAGGTCGAGCGGGTCTTCGAGGCCGTGTCCATGGCGGTCAGCGCCTCGACCATCGCCATCGCTTCCGGCACGTCGCCGAACATCTTCAGGTGCGACTTCTGCATCGACGGCTCGCCGGTCTTCTCCGTCCTCAGTTTGGGCTTCAGGTTGAGCCCGTGGGGCGTGAAAAAGTATTCCTTGAGGATCGTTGGAAGCAGCGGCGACTTTGCCTGTTTCAGCTGGTTGTCTATCCTTTCCCGGTACTTGATCTTCATCCTCTGCGGCAGCAGCTCCATCGCCTTTTGCTGCGACGTCTCGATCACCTCCGACACCTCCTCGCGGAGTGCCTTGTAGCGTTCGACGTCGACGGCCACGCCGCGGCGCTCGATCTTCTCGAAGGCGCGGGCGGCCGGGTGCAGAATCTTGATGTAGAAGGTGGCAAGCTGCGGGTCCTCGGCCAGCTCGTCGCGCATGGCATCGGCCACCTGCTGGCAGGCGTCGGTGTCGCCACCCGCGTAGACGGTCAGCGCCTCTGGCGGGATCGCCTCCATCCGGCCCTTGTCGAACTTGGCATTGAAGGAATCGTCATAGCCGCCGAGTGGCGTCATCACCTTGGTCAGAAGGTTCAGCGAGTTCGAGCGATTCTCGTTCAAAAGGTTGCCGACCAGGCAGATGTCGAACTTGAAGTTCGTGCATTCGATGCCCCACTTCTCGGCGATCCAGACGAGGTCGAACTTGCCGTTCGCCATGCGGAGCTTGACCTTCGGCGAGGTCAGCAACCACTCGATCTGGGAAAACAGGTCGATCTTGGGGTCGAACGGGACCGGCGGCTTCAGCGGGCCGAGGTAAAGCATCTCCGCCGTGTTCGGGCGGGCGGTGAACTGGATCGTGACGATGTCGCGGTCGGGATACCACGGGTAGAACGTCATCGTCTCGGTGTCCATCGACACGTCGACCGGCTTGCCGCTGACGGCGTGGCGCTGTTCGATCCAGTCGATCATCGGCTGGTACGAGTTCACCCACCGATACTCGCCGACGACCGGCTCCAGGGAGCCCGACGTCATCAGCCGATGGGCGAGCCTGACGTCCCAGTCGATCACCTCCTGCTTGTCCGGCTCGTTGCTGGTGATGAACGGGTCGAAGGTCACCAGATAATGCCCGCCGCCGGCAGCGATCGGCTTTTCCCGGAGCGACGACAGCGTGCGGTTCTTCGGCGCCAGGGCGTGCCTGCGCAACAGGTCGAGCGGCTTGTTGCCGCACACCACAACGATGTTGCCCGCTCCTGGAAGCGGGGGCGGGCTGTCTTCCTCGAACGGGATGAACTGGTGTGGCGGGATGTCCGGCCTGAAATTCCTCAGCGAGACGCCGAGGGTCTTCTTGATCAGCGGCGTGTCCGCGGCCGTCCAAAACTTCAACATTTAAGTTCTACCCTTGAATCAGTTGTGCGCGGCCTTCTGCCACGCTTGCGTCCCGAGCCGCTCGAACTTGCCGACCACCGCCTTCTTCAACAGGTTCTCGACGACCTTGCCGTCCCTGGGCTGGACGCTCTCCAGGAAATTCTCGACCCTGCCCATCCTGGCAAGGTTCAAGAGCAGCACGGAGACCTTCAGCTTGGTCCGGTCGGCGGCCTTTGCCTGCACGCGGGTCGCCTCGGCGAAGACGACGAGGTTGCCCTGCATCCTGACGAGGATCATCGCGCCGGACTTGCCGGTCTGGCTGCTGACGATCCTGGCCTTCATCGGGACGGTCAGGCCCCCGAGGCTGACGGTCCTGCTCCCCTCGCCGCTGAGCTTCGGCGCCGAGCGGCTTTCCTTGATGGTCAGCTGCAGCGTGTCCGCCAGCTCGTAGATGAGGTCGGTCACCACGTTTGCCATTCGAGCTTTCCTTCCTTGGTCTTGGTGCAGGCCCAGCGGCCGAGCGTCACGCCGAGATAGGTGACGACGAACTCCAGCCTCTCGGTCTTGCCGGTGACGCGCTTGTCGGTGTGGAGGAGCACGGGCTCTTCTGTGAGCGCCCTGAGCAACGGCGAGGTCTCGATCAGGTCGCCCGGTTCCAGGCTGTCAAACTGTTCAAGGGTCAGCATCTCAGGGGAGCCTCTTCAGATCGGGGAGCGGGGTTTCGAACGGGATGCCGAGACCCATCAGCACGGCGCCGAGCGTCTTGCTCGCCATCACCGGGTCCTTGCCGACGTCGAGGTGGATCGAGGCGTAGTCGCCGCTGCTGCCGTTCTTCAGGCCCATCGCCTTGTACCTGGCGGCGTGGGCCGAAAAGTTCGGGCCCTCGATCCTGATCGACAGGCTGCCACCGGCCAGCCTTGCGGCAACCCGGATGTCGGGGCCGCCAGCCACGACGTAGTAGCGGCTGCCCCCCGAGGTTCCGAACACCGGCTGGTACATCTGGTTGGCATCGCGCAGCTTCACCGGCTCGGCGGTCTTCATCGTCTTCTCGTCGAAGATGAGCCACAGGCCGTTCGGCTGCACCAGCTGCAGCGCCTCCACCGGGGCGGGCTGCGCCTTGGGGGCGTCGTCCGCGAGCGGTGGCAGCTTGTCCAGCGTGGTGGCAAACGAGCCCTGCTCCGCCAACACCGGCTCCGCCAACAACGTCGCGGCGTGCAGCGTCTTGATGTCGAGTATGGCAATCGCCAGCAGCTGCGCGATGGCAACCTTGCTGGCCTGATCCAGCGTCCCCTGCGACAGCTTCTGCAGGTCGTTCAGCTGGACGGGCACTTCGTACGGTCCGGGCGCCTGCGGTACGCTGAACACGAACGCCTTGGCGGTCAGCGTCACCTGTACGGGCGACAGCACCAACCAGTCGAACAGTTCCTGCGGGACGCCGATCTTCTTGATCGCGGCGATGGCGTTCATCGATGACTTAACATTTATCGCCACTGTATCCTCCTGATGCTCATGGCTACTAGCCGACTATGACTGAGCCACCAGCATGGGCAAGGCTGAATTGCAGTTAATTGCATTACTTCGATGACGTCCATTTCTACCCCCAGATGCTGCCGCGCCCGACGATCGGATCGTAGTGCGGCAGTGCGGCGGGGACGGCGGTGACGATGTTGCTCGACGGCAGCTTGCCCGACTTCGGGCCGGTGGACTTGGTTCCGACCGCTGCGGTAATCCCGAAGTGCTTCTTCAGGAACTGCACCTGGTCGCCGCTCTCGACCGCCTTCTGGCAGTAGTTCTTGCGGACGTAGTCGATCGCGTCCTTCTCGCCGTAGTGGGCGACGAGCGCTGCGAGGAAGGTGCCGGTGCGCCCGTGGCCGCCGATGCAGCCGCAGTGCACCTTGCTGCCCGCTTCCAGTCGCTTCACCGTCCAGCCGACCAGCTTCTTGAACTCGGCGGCGTCGTCAGGGGCGTGCATGTCGGTGATCTTGAACAGGAACTCCTCGCCCTTCTTCCACGGCCAGCTGCGCTGCGTCGGCCGCATGCCAGAGTCGAAGCCGATGTAGACGTCGACGTCGGTGACCGACGGCTGGATGCAGGAGCCGCCGTAGATCACCAGCTCGGTGCCGGGGAGCTTCAAAGGCGGATGGCCCTCGTAGCAGCGGGGCGTGTAGCCGTGGTGGCTGGTCTTGCTGGTGCGGCTCCCTGCCCCCATGCCGAACTCGCCGAGCAACCCCGAGCCGAAGCCCTTGGTCGAGGAAGAACTGTCGATCTCGTCGAACAGGTCCTGAAATTCCGATCTGCGTTTACTCATTTTTCCGCTTTCCCTCCTGGAACTAGGCCGCCCGGTCGATCTCGACCTTCTTGACGAATTGCCCCGGCATCACTTCGAAATGCGATTTGGCGTGCGCGCGGGCGGCTTTCTTCTTTTCGGCGATCTGCGCCTGCTTGACCTTCTCGGCGGCCTCGGCGGCGGCCTTGGCAGCGGGCGACATGCCGTACTTCTGCTGCTGCGCAGTGATCTCTTGATGGTACGAGCCGATCCCGCCCAGCGCCTTGACCACCTCCCAGTCGACGTGGTCGCCGATCTCGCCGGGGAAGCGTGCCTTGACATCCGCCATCAGCGCCTTCAGCTCGGGGGCGGCGTACTTGCCGATCTGGGCGTCGTGGAGCACGCCCTGCGGCACCTGCCCCGAACGCTGCACGTCGAGAATCCTTAAGATCACCGGGGCGTTGTACATCGAGTAGAACAAGCCCTTGTTGAAAATCGGCCCGTTGTTGTGCGACAGGGTCCAGATCGTGTCGAGCATCATTTCCGGGCTGAACTCGCCGGTCACGAAGCGGTGCAGGCAGTCGGCGATGGAGCCCCAGGCCTTGCCGCCATAGCCGCCGTTCCAAGACGAATGGTAGAACTGCCAGACGAGGCTCCCGGTGAACTGCCCGATGGTCGCCGCGGGCGGATTCGACAGCAGCTTCTGGTGGATGCCGGGCTCGCCGCCCTTGATCGACTGGAAAAAGTCGGTGACCGGCTTGCCGAACTTGGCGACCATCGTCGCATGGTCGGACTTGATCGACTGGTTGTGCCGGGCTTCGCGGGTGCAGATCAAAAGCAGGTAGTAGAACGCCCTCACCGCGCGCGGGGCCAGCTCGCTGTGGTAGCGCTCGACGAACGAAAGGTTCCAGCCCTTCAGCGGCTCCAGCGGGGCGTGCTGGCCGGCGATCAGCGCCACGCCGTGGTTCATGCCGTAGAACCACAACGCCTGCTGCTCGGGGCAGTGATGGCCGTGGTCGGTGGCGGTGTGTGCCATCGCGTACTGGGCGACGGCCTTGGCAACGGTGGCGGACGGGACGTCGCTCATGTCACGCTGGGCGCAGAGCACCCGAGAGGCGTGATACGCCAGAGTGTCTTGCGGGTCAGTCAAGGCCATTTAGTCTACCCTCCGTGGTCAGCTGGCTACCCACCTACTGTGGCTGAAGGCCAGCCATGGGCAAGGAAAAATGCAATTAATTGCAGAGTCTTCCCCTTGCCGGATTCTCAGAAGCCGACGATCCAACCCAGGAACGGCAGGCGCTTCACCCAGGCGTAGCGGCCAACGACGCGGCGGACGTCGCTGACGTCGAACTCATCGACATAGTCGTGCTGCTCCGCCGTCTCGACGGCGCGTGGCGTGTAGCTGTCGCGCACATAGGCGACCGGGTCGGCGACGCCTGCGACCTTGGCCATCAGTGCCATGAACAGCCCTGTGCGGCCCCAGCCGCCCATGCAGCCGACCCAGACATGCTTGCCGTCGATGGCGGCCTGGAACGTCTCGATCAGGGCGTTCTCGACAGCGATGGTGTCGGTCGGCACCTGGAAGTCCCTTATCGGCAGGCGGACGTCGACCTTCGGCGGCACCCGCTCGGCGCGGACGCAGACGCCGAAGTCGAGGTCTGTCCGGCGCTGGAAACCGTCGAACGGCCCCCCGGTGATCGTCAGGTCGTAGAAGGCCCCGAACAGGCCGAGGGACAGCGGCAGAACGCCGTTCGCGCCTCTGGGTGGTATAGAGTGCATGGTCATTCGACCCTCCCTGGTCTTGCTTTGACTTTGGCTTACTGGCTGGACGGTGCGGTGTCCAACCGGGTGATGTCGAGCACGCGGCCGTCGGCGACGTGCAGGACGAAATCGTGGAAGCGGCGGTTGCCGCACTCGTGGGTGACGGGGGCCGAGCGGCGAGCCATGCGCGCGATGCGCTTGGCGATGTCACCGCTTAGCCCCTCCCTCCGACCGTTGGCGACGGCCTCTGGCGTGACGGCGATCGCCTTCAT